ATGCCCATCTTTTACAAATATCTTTCATATATTGATGAAAAAACATTCTCTAATCCTACCGTAAGATTATCAGTGCCAATGCACTTAAATGACCCATTTGAAAGCTCAATATGCAACACGATATGCGAAGATATAAAGTTCAATTATGACCAAGAAAACAAAGCCAATATCGGAAGAAGAATATTTAATATAATAATAAGAAGTCAGGTGAATCAGTATGGAATAGTTTCACTCAGTGAAACCAGCAGGAATTTGTTGATGTGGGCTCATTATGCAGATGAACACAGAGGAATATGCATTGGCTACAAAGATGACTTTCTGGACTCAATGGAGAAACCAATAGACACCAACCATGGAGGGCACTTCAAACCAACTCGAGTGATGTATGACACCATAAGATACTATAAAGAAAGTGATAATAAAAAAGGACTCCCTGAACCATCTGAATTGTGTTTTAAAATCCTAACAAACAAAAGCGATGACTGGATTTATGAAAAAGAACACAGATGTATTGTTCCGCTTTTTTGGGCTGATTACATAAAGTATTCTGGAAAACTTCCTCGACATATAGCTCGCGCAATAGATATATATAGCAACGAAATAAACATCAACATAGAAAACAAAAATGAATATTATTTTGACAATCTAGATAATGATGAGCTAATAAGCATTACAGATGAGTTTAGCCTCGATAAAAAATCTATTTTTATAAAAAAGATAGATCCATCTAAAATTGAAAGAATCTATTTTGGATGCAGATATCCAAAAGATAAGCTTATTGAGCATGTAAATGAATTAAGCAAACCTGATCACTGCCTAAATCATGTTAAACTTTACAAATATGAACTTGATCCAATTAGATTTGAACTAAATGAAATCCCCTTAAAACAGATTAGCAATTAAAAGCAGTCCCAGTGAACTCGTAAACTCCATGGAGTAAAAAGAAGACCTTCGCTACAGCTTGTCTTCGACAGGAGGATTAGGTAGTCACCACCCGCGCCCTATAGCCTACAGGGTCTCGTCCTCGCTGCGCTCCTTCCTCAACCCTTCCGACTGGTCGCTCTGACTGGGGCATTAAAGATCGGTTTGGCAGGGAAGGGGGTGATCCAGTCTCTGGGGTAGATGGGCGTGTTCCGCCGCGAGGCTTTTGGAGGTCAAATGGACAGCAGAGGGCGGCTTGTAGGGGCTACCGCCCCTGTTCTTTGTGGCATAAACAGTCATATTTAACATAAATATCTGCGTTACGCAGTTAGCATAAAACTGCCGCGCTATCGCTTGCCCGCCAGCTCGTTCAGTACAGCGAAAAGATGCCGTACTTCAGAGCCGGCTCTAATTATGTCCGGTCATCACTTGGTTTGTTTTTGGTATCACCGCCAGCAAAGAGGGCTGCATTGTATTTACGGCGCAGGGCGTCACCCTCTGGATCACAGTAAACGTCAACAGGCTTGCCCTGATACTTCACCACAGCATGGCAGGCGCTCATAGCATCCACACTGGCCAGTTGATCCGGCCAGTCGTCACTGTAAACGGGTTGCACATCGTCACCCTTGCGCAGGGCAAAGCAATACTCGACCCGATATGATCCCCGTTCATCCTTTACCAAGACATGGCAACTGATGATCAGCTTGTGCCCCGCAAACGGGCCTACAGAAAGAACCCCGCTATCAGACGCAACAGGAGCGCCGCTAGGACGTACCCCAGCAGTGGGCGAAGTACCCACCGCCCCAGAAGTCGCAGCAGCGGCAGGAGAGGGCGCAGGGGCCTTACTAGGCTTATCAATAAATTCCGGCTTGATGAGGCCAAAATAGAGACAGAATCCAATAACACCCAGAAAAAACAGAATTTTAGGATCTCGCAGAATCGAGCTACCCGCGATTGTATCCGTGACTTGGCCTGTTGTAGTTGAGTCGTAGAGTTTGAAAACATAGTTGGGCACCTTGTTGAATGGCTTGGCCTGCAATACATCGGACATGGAGGCGCCGCTGTTGTCCGCCAGATGCAAGACCGTTTTATAGCGCTTCCCAAAGCCCAATATCTTCATGTTGGTGTGTCTGATCGCCGTCTCTGACGCAGCCCTGATCACGGCGTGAACCTTCTTGATGTTCGGGGTGGTAAAGACGAAATCCCAGTTGTGGTGACGGTGCATATCAAAGGCAACGTCTATGGTTTCCGGTCGCCCGTCAGCCTTGGCGACTTCCGGCCCACCCGGATAATCGAGGCGGTCTAGGTCGCTCTGGCGCCATGCAGGCGGAAAGATCCGCTGAACTTCATCAACCAGAAAGAACACCCCCTTCGGTGCCCAGTGGTAGAAGCGGGCCAAATGGTCGCGGCCCTCTTGGGCTTCCGTGTCGATGTAAGTCACCTTGAACTCATCGGGCACAGCCTTACCCAGTACCTCTTTGCAGCGTTCGGCGGTGAACCCGCGAACGTTGGTGATGATGTGGCGGCCTGCCTTGATGGCGGGGATCACATCGGTGTGGATAGCCCCTGATGATTTGTAAGAGCCTGGCGCCCCGTGGTGGATCTTGATGGACATTTACCACCCCATGATGTTCAGCAGGAAGCGGGTAACGAAGGCTTGCGTCAAGATGGCGAGCCCCTTATCCAGATGGATAAAGAGCAGCATCGAACGAAAGTCGGCGGGGAGGGCATTAAAGGATTGGGAGATCATTTCACTAAAGTGAACGTTCACCAAAATCTGCTTGGCAACGTCCCATGTGAAGGTGAGCATAAACAACTTAAACTCAACCCATTGCACCGCCATTCTGATTGCCAGCCATGCACCGAACTGCACCGCCAGTTGATATATATCGTTGAAGAACGAATTAAAGAACTCACCAAGCCATTCCATGACGTGTTACCTCTTGAATACAATTGCGAACGCAATGAAGTAGAAAATAAACATCATCAGAGCGGCGATGATGTTCCAATATTCTTTTGCAGGTGGACAAACGCGATAGTCTTTTCCGCCATAAGTGAAAAAGTCGAAGCACTCGATAACCCCAGCAGAGCCGGAGAGCTGAAAATCAAAAATATCCCTGACTTCATCGCCAATATCTTGGTATTTGTCAGAGATAGCCTTGTTTGCCTCATCCAGTTTCTTTTGAATGGCTGGCACATCAAAGAAACAGTCATTACCAGAACATGCAGAAGAATACTTAGCCTCTTTCACAGAAAGCGGGTTGTCCCCAGAGCCTGGCAGCTTGGAGTAATCAATACTGGAACCATCACCACCAGAGCCACCGCCAGCCTCGCCGGATGCCAGCTGACGCTGCAACTCATAGAAAGCCTGCAACAGATCACCAGAATTATTGGCAGTCGTGCCGCCTGTTCTGCTTATATTGTCGTTGATAGCCTCAAGCATATTGAACAGCTGTTCTTGATTGGGCGAACCAGTAGAGCCGCCAGTAGAACCACCGCCCGTTGAGCCACCACCAGAAGAACCTGACGACATTTGCTCCATCAGCTGACGTATGGCGTAAACATTACCGGCCATGCCATTACGACCCAAAGCCCCCTCAATAGCAGCCAAATGGCCTTTAACATCGCTCATCTTGAAATCAATGTTATTCAAAGAGCCATAACGCATGGAATCCAAAGTGCCAAAAAGCTTATCCTCAAATTCCTTTGAAAGATTGCCGCCAGTACCAGCCGCACCTGAAGCAGCCCCAGAGGAAGAATCAAGTTTACTGATCTTCTCTAAATAATCATTGGACGTATTAATACGCCCCATGATATCCATGAGGGTACTTTTTGAATAAAAGGTTTCGTTAGCTGTTCGTTCAAGATGATAAAGCGCAGTTTTCATATCCCGAGAAAATGACTCGGCACTATGAGCAATAGAATTAAGATTGCCAGAATCCTGTTTAGAACCTTCAACAACCTGACGCAGAGCAACACCAAGGTTTTTATTTAGTTTAGCAACAGCACCAGAAACAGATGTTCCGGTGGCATCACCAATAACTGGTTCAAAATCAAGCCAGCCAGCAATCGGTTTAGTGCCAGAAGGGCCTTCATCTGGCGTATTGCCACTGCCATCTGAATCGCCGTTGCCACTACCATTCTCGGTAATACTGCAAGCCGTTCCGGTAGTCTCCACTGGCCCCTTGGTATTTGCCAGCGGCAACTCTACACACACACCATTACAAGCAACCAAACAGCCACCAAGCTGAGAGCCTTCAAATTTAAGACAAACAGGCAATGGAGTTGCCATCGTGACGTTACCCAATTGCACACCGACAGGACAACCCGCAATAGCAAATGCCGCCGATGGAAATAACAGTAAAAGCCAACCTAAGCGCACACAGCCCCCAATATAAAAAAGGCGACCGGAGCCGCCTTAAATAGAGAAGGATGTTCGCCATCCCTCGACAAAGAACAAAAACCAGAGCGTCCCGATAAGCAGGGACATGGTTTAGGCTTTACGGATCAGGGAAATCACGATACCTGTAGCGGTCACCAGTGCGACAACCAGCAATACCTTCGGAGAGGTGGCGGTTACGTCAGCCTGTGCTGCTTCCATCGCTTTACCTGCTGCATCAGCAAGTCCGGTTCCCTCGGCCATTGCCGCATTGGCAGACAGACCACACACAGCCGCAATGCAAGCATTACGGAACAAGCCTGATACTTTTTTCATTATTTTATCCTCGTTTTGCACCAACAATTACACGGGCAATCGCGCCCAATTTTACGCCCAAGACCCAGACAGCAAGGCCAGAGCCAAAGGCAATCCCCACAGTGGATATATCGAACTGGAACCAGTTTGATATATCCGTGAGTCTGGAATGCTCCTGAACAGTCAGGAGCACATATTTACAAGCATCCCCCTCGGATAATCGAGCATATCCCTCGGAGGTAATATCTAGACAAAGCATTATCGCGCCCTCGTCGTCGCTCGCTGCGCGCTCTCGCTCCTCCTCCTCGGTGCGCGGCGGTTATACCGGCTTTTTGTTAGGCTGGAAGCCAACAACCACATTTCGGGTCGGATTCTGGGGATCTGCTTCAAGCACAAGATCAATGGCGACCAGCTTGGGGCAGTCGGCCATTTCTTTGATAGTCGCCGCATCATTACGAAGGGCCAGTTGGCGAACTTCATAACCCCATGAGTGGATATTGCACTCGGGTTTGTTGACGTTATTTGCCGGAGCCAGATATTCCACTTGCGCGAAATCATAAGGGACAGGAGCGCCAGATTTACGGGACACACCATAACCATGAGTAACACGAGTTACCAAAACACCAGTGAGCAGGGACATAATATTTACCTCGTTGAAGAACCTGATTTATAGGTCAAACTAAACAATGCTCACCCGATATAAACTCGGGTGGTAGCGGCATTCTTAACCGCGCTGGAATATCATCTTCTTTAAGATGCGCTGTTAATTGGTGAACAATCGTTTCAGGGGCGAGCCCCTCAACACTTGCTAACCAATTAACAAGGCGGCCCGCCATCCGAGACATATGAAAAACTGCATTGTCCCGACTGGTCTTGAACTTGTTTTTAAAGGTGGTCACACGTACCGGAACAGATTCCGACTGCTTAATAGCATCAAGCCATTTGGCAAATTGCGGATACATCCCAGCAAAATAAGGGTCAGGATTAATCAGCACATCGAGCGGTATTATCCGGTCTTTATTGTGTAACTCGCCTTCGGCGCGTACCCAATTTTGGTTCTCTGCCGATTGCATCTGTTTACCCTTTTCGTATACCCGAGCACATTTACCGTTGATCCGGCTGCCCACATAAAAAGAACAGCCCTTGGTCGGTGCCATGCCAAACCGCTTTACGATGCCCTTGGCAATCTCGGATATAACGAACTCACCGGATTCGATTTTCATCCACGCCGGAGCGCGGCCCCGCTCTGGGTGAAACTCGCCAGCCTGAGCGCCATCAATGGCCCCCTGATAACTGATCACCTCACCGCTGTAGTCATCGAGCGCCAAATCCACCCGAGTGATACGAACAGATGGAATGTGAGAGATAACAGAGTGCAAAGCATGCATATCGAGGGCGGCACAACCCACGCCGGAAAAACTCACCATGCAACCGTGGTTGGCAGCACCCCAACCAATCAGGCCACAGGGGAGGCCATCACACAGCAGGTCGGCCGAGTTGGCGTAACCATGCAGACCGGAGCGGCGAGGGCGCATAGTGAAACGAGGCTCGGGGATAGGCACCCCGATCTTGGTGTTCAGTTCTTCCAGCCACAGCTCGATCTCGGAACAGCACAGGGCATCGAGAAATTGCACCCCGTAGCAGTCGATCAAATCGTTGTAGGCTTCCCAATACTTGGCACCCTCGACCACCTCGAACTGGGAGAACTTGAGCAGGGATGCGCAGACAGCTTTAAGCTCTTTGCGCATGTCGGCCCGAGATCGGTAGTTAGAGTGCAAGGCCCGCTCCATCATTTCGGTCATGGAAGGGGTAAAGACGGGGGCAGGGGACTTGACCACACCCTTGAGGCTCAACCGCTCGGTGGCCTTGTCGTAGACACGCGCCGCAGTAGGGGCAGGGGTTGCACCCAACCGCTGTGCCTTATCACAGAGCCGCTCTGACACCTTGTCGAAGTGGGTGAGGGGAGCGAAACCGACCGGACGCTTCCACAAGTAACGCAGACCCTCGACAGCAGGCTCAGAGAACGCCGCTTGCAGGGCTTTTACCTTGGTGTCAAAGCGCGGGATAGCCTTCAAGAGCGCACCTTGCTTGGCAAGCTCGGTCATCTGGCGCAACTCGGTCGGCGCCCAGGTGAAGGACAGATAATCGATCAGGGTTTTGGTGCCGATAACGCTATTTATCGGCATCACGGAATTATGACCAGTCATCGAAAAAGACTCCCTGATCATAGAAACCTTGCCATGTGTCCTCGGTCACTTCGACCAGCTCGAACACGGTATCGGGGTACGTCATGGTCAGATAGACCCGCAGCTCATGCAGATCCCGAAACATCTCAACCTGACCCGCGACACAGGCGGAGAGATCGCCGGTCGGTTCAGCCTGCCAATAGACCTTGCGCTCTATGAGCGCAGG